GGGGGGTGTATTGACCATCCTAAAGATGAAAGAGATTGTATGTCCTGTTGTTTTAATCCTGTTAATGGCCCACTTGCTAATGGATTTAGAGTTTTAACCGAAGGCATATATGCACTGAAAGAAAGGCCATGTTCGTCTGCTAGTATTTGTTGTTCTAACATTTCATATTGCCTGTGTATCTGAGCATGTTTTTCACAATAAGTACCACGCATTGGATATCCTTTACGCACCTTATGTAATGGAAGGGGTGGCCTCATTGCATCTCCTGCTTCCCAAACTTTTTGTGAACCACATACTACACATCTATCTTTTAAATTGTATTTGAATCTGTATGGTATTTTCAAGAACTTTTTCTTTTCAGGCATTAATATCTTAGTTATCTCTTTCAATTGTTTCTTTGGTTTTGTATTTTTAAACTCATAAAACATTACCGCACCTGCGGCTCTTGCGGCTGAAAACCTATCTAAAAATGGGTTCGCTCCTGTATTTGCTGACTGTGCGCCAATCAAACTTGGTGGTTGGAATTGCATTGACATCTATCTCTCTCCTCTAGTAGTCCCTTATCATTGTTAGGATTCCTCTATATACCATCTCTGAATCAGATTTAGCACTTACAATATACTTATGACATGGGATTCCTTTATCATTTAATTTCTGCATTCCATTTCTAAATGATTCAAATATCGGGTGTTTTTCTATCTTACCATCATAGTCATATTTATCTTTCCATAAATCATATTTGTTAGCCCAAAGAGCAACAGCAATTGGGTAGTCATGCATTTTCTTTTTCTTCTTTTTTCCGTTAACGTTCCAATAAGGAGAACAAATAGTATCCACTAAAAAAGTCCAACATAACTGTTGTTCTATATCGTAGTGTTTATCCATATGCCTATCATCTAACATGAATATAATATATTTAACATGTCGAGTACGCATATCTTCAACCCACTCAGTCCAAAATACAGTCTCTCCACCAACATCAGCAGTTTTGACAGTATGTGCATCCCCATCTAATTTTACATACTTTCTAGATGCTCTCTTTAATCCAACTGTTCTATCTGTAATAGAAGGTACTTCACCCCTAGTTCTTAGTTGATGATGTAATGTAGTTTTACCTGCTTTACTTGCTCCATACACACCAAAAGGAATTGAATGAAGTCTTTGATATACTTTGTTAAGACCTTCAACAAGTAGTATAGCAAAACCTGCCATTACTGACATTTTGCCTCAACCCCATAGATGATGCCAAAAACTAAACATTCCGTCTAATATCCATTGAAATACATTTATTCCAAAAAGAGGTAACATATGTCCAATAGAAAAACTAGTAACACAAGCAATACCACTCCAAAGAAAAAATCTTGCTCTTAAGAACCATATATCAGCAGAATGCGCTCTTTGTAAATCATAGGCTAATGTAGATTCATCGAATCCCATTAGTATTTCTGAAACCATATCTTACCCTCATTCATTGAATTGGGTTAAAAATGTTGGACTCAATGCATTATCATTAGTTGTTACTGACTGCATAAATGGAGTCTGAATCTCCCCATAATTTTGTTGTTGGAATGTTTGGTTAAACTGACGTAGTGAATCTCTAACTCTCTTACGGTTTTCTTCTTCTCTAGCCTTTCTATTCCAATAACCGTCTATATTTCTCTTTAACAAAAACTCTTCTATAACATCGTTTAGGAATAAATCAAATATCGCTTTCATTATCATTATTGCCCCTACTGTTGCAATACCGAATAAAACAGCATGAGAGAATCCTCCGTATGGAAAGTTAACTCCTACCATTTGGTAAAAGTAAATATTAACACCACTCATTGCTCCTACGAACAATATAGTCATAATTAATCTTGTATCTGTATCAATTGATGGCAATGAATCAACTCCATGTACAGGAGTATGCCCCACCACTCCCAGTTAATATTGCAGTAATACCAGTACCCATTGCCCTACCATGCATATCAAACTCAGCAGTAGAATTGGCAGTCACTATCAATCTAGCAACTTCATCAGATGAACCAACAGTAGTACTAGCACTATCATAGATTTTTAGTGTTGCAGTTCCAGTTGCAGTAAAATGAATGCTATTTAATTTACAATTACCAGTATTCAAAACTGCACTAGCGGTTCTAACGGGGCTACCTGCGACTCCCCCGACCATCATTTCACATCCTTTTTAGTGGTCTTTTTAGCAGGTGTTTTCTTTGTGGTTGTTTTCTTAGCAGGTGTTTCCTTCACCTCTTCTTTAGCAGGAGCAATAGTTTCAACAACTGTTTCCATTACTTCTTCTACTTTCTTTTTGGCGGCTGACTTTTTCTTTGGATATAGAATAGATAAAACATCATCTTCTTCTGCAACATTCAAATGTGCTTTTAGATATCTTAACCTTCTGTCGTCTAATGTTGAAATATGTTTCTTATCATCTTGTGTAAAATCAATAAGAATTGATTCATCACAACAATAGTCTATTGCAATGTTTGCAGGAACTTCGCACCATGTATGCGCTCCTATCGAATATTCGCCTTTTCCTATTACCATCTCGCCTTCAGGTCTATGTCTTACTAGTTTCATTAATGCCATAATTATGCCTCCATTATATTGGGTAGTATCCCCTACCCCGATAGTTCGGAGTAGAGGGTACTACTTTACGTTTTCACTTTCTAATGAAGTACTTTAAGCACTCTTTAGGTTAGTAATCTTACCTTGTCCTTTGAAGAAGGAACAGCATGTCTCACCCATAGTGCGGTACATACCTTGGTTTCCAAGTTTACCAACACCGAATGGGTTTCCACTAGTAATACCATCTTCGAAGTATTGTGTAGGTTTCATTACAGATAGCCACAAGTGGTCAGTATCTAGAATCAGTATGTCACTGATACGGTTAGTTACACCTGCACCTGTTGACGGCATATCCTTAGCAGGGATAATTGGTATGTCATAGTATGTTGCAACTCTGAAACCAACTTCTTGACCCTTAACACCACGAACACCATTATGGGTAGGAACAATCTCTTTCCTGTCCATGAATCTTTCTTGTGCTTGTAACAAGTCAGAAAGTTTCTGTATGGTATCATATCCAGTAAGGATAACTTTAGGGTTTCCACCGTTTTGGCGTATTTTCCTAATCATATCGTTAAGTAGGCTCAATGTTAGAACTCTACAATCAGCAGGTAGGTATCCTGCTCCGAAATCAACTTCTGCATCTAAGAAAGAAGGTACACCTGTGTAGGTGAATGACCCACTGCTTCCTGCAACTGTTACAGTTCTTGTTGAACCGTAGATAGTTGCCGCATCAGCAATCTGAGCGAATGTACCATCGTTGTTCTTGCTGTTATGGAAGATGTTATCTTCTTGCATCATAGCCAACTCAGCCGCAGATGAAACTATCTTCAGTAGTGAAGTATAGTTCTTCTCAATACCTGTTGTACCGTTCTCGTTATACTTCTCAAGAGGCATAACTAACATTTTGCTCTGTACTTCTGCGTGTAGTTTACCCATGTCTTCTCTAACGATAGCACGAATATCACCAACACCGTCATCAATTGCTGCAAGTTCCATTCCAAGTTCTGAGAACTCAAACAGATGTGCAACAGTCTTAGGACTGACGTATAGTTTTGTGTACTCAGGCGCTAATGCATGGAAGTCTGTACCAATTACAGCATTCTCTCCAACTCCACCAATAGTATCTGCTCTTGGTGTTGCCGCATCAGCAGAACTAATTGAACCAGTTACAGCGTTAGAACCTGTTGCGAAATTAGAACCACTACCACCAATAGGTCGGCTCTTTAGAACTCTCCAACCTGAAGATGTGTATGGCCTCTTTGCAATCATAGAAAGAGGGTTTACTTCTTGGTTCAGCATAGACCAAACTTTCTGTCCATAAAGAACGTTGTATAAGTCACCTAGACCTGCCGCCGCAGTAAAGGGATTTGAAGAAGCATCGTGAGGTGTACCAAACCCACCAACAACTCCACCCGCTTTGAGTAGAGCATTACCGGAGTTTCCACCGTATCCGTACGTAGCCGCTTCTAAATCTTTCATTGTTTTAATATATCCTGACATATTTAATCACCTCTTGTTAATGCGTGTAAGTCATCCCAAGACATCTCAGCCGCCGCTTCGATACTTGTTGGGAAACCAGTAGGTAGTGACATAGCCACTTCTTGTGCTTTCCTAATCTCAGAGTTTCTCTCTGTTAGAGATTTGCGTAGTTCAGCAAACTCTGTTTTCAGAGCCGCTACATCAGAACGAGCATCATATTCTGCTCTTTCTGCTTTAGCCTTTTTTACAGATAGTTCGTTAGTAAACCTTGCTTCGAACTCTTTACTTAGAGAATCGTAAGCCATTGCTTCCATTCTTTCTGCTTTAAACTTAGCATAAGCCTTCTCAACATTCTCAACGCTCAAATCAAGAGTAGAGAAATCAGTTCCCTCTAATCCTTTTGCTACGTTAAGTGCAGCAGGTGC